CCTGCACGTAGAACGGGACCACATCAGCCAAGCCAGCCCCCTCGGGCGCCGCCACATAGAAGCGGTTGACCAGCACACCAAAGTCCAGCGTGGGAAGCTCGCCATCGGCGGCGGTGCCGTTCATTTGCACGCCGCCCACCACCTGCTGGCCGCCCGAAGAGAGAGCCATCTTGATCGACCACTTGGCAGAGACCCGGCCCAGCTCATCGGTGTGCACGCCCAGCTCCTCCATGATCACGGCCTTGTTTTCCCAGCTGCGCGTGATCTCATCCAGCAGGGTTTCGTCGTTATCGTCCTGCTTGGCCTTGCCCGACAGCATGCGCACCAGCTCGGCAGAACCGGAAAGCGTCTGGGCATCGTCCAGCGCTTGCTGCAAAGCGGGCGTCATGGCCTCGGCCGGCAGCTTCCCCTTGATAGCCTCCAGCAGCCCGGCTACGTCGGCGCCGGTGACGGCCAGCACAGGGCCTGCAGGCTCTTCGCTCAGCACCCCGTCCACGGTTTCATGCTTGGCCCAGATCAGCCAGCTGGTCGCAGGCTCACTGCCAAACGACACCGGGCCGGCGTAGCTCTCCGCCACCTGCTGCGCATCCTCAAACGCCGGCAGCACACCGGCTGCAACCTTGGCCGCATAGATGCGCGTGCGGCCGTGCCCGTGCCCCTGGGTATAGGTCGGTGCGTCATAGCTCACGATCACACTGGCCAGCGCCGCGGTGGCCGCCAGGCCGGTCACATTGGGCGGCGGGCTGGGGTCGGGCTGCTGCAGCTGGTCAAACACCTCGGTGAGTTGGATCACCACGCGGGCAATGCCGTTTGCCAGCTGGCCGGCGGTGTTGATGGCACGCAGGCCAAAGGTCCACAGGCCCGCACCTGGGCGGGTTGTCTCAAACTGGGCGGTGTACACATCATCCGCCTCACCCAACGGCTGCATGGCGTCCCAGTCCGCCACGCTCAGCGCCACATCCCCCGGCAGGTAGCGGATCTGCACGCCAGCCAGCGCGGCAGGCTTGTCACCGCCATAGGCCCAGGCAAAGCGGCGCATCGATCCGGCCACCAGCTGCACCACGAAAGTGCCCGGGTTGCGCGGCGGCAGATCCGCCAGCTGGGTGATGTACAGCGCCTGCGCACCGCGCCCCACCTGGCCCGATGCATTGAACGGCCGCACCTCCACCAGCCATTCCCCGGCGCCCGCGATGCGGAACGTGCTGCGCGCGCCCGTAGCGTTGCCGTCCACCAGGCGCAGCTCGGAACCGTCACGGGCGACCCACACCTGGGCGTGGTCGTAGTCGCCTTCCACATCCCATATCGCGTGCAACTCGTACCACTCCGTGTCGCCCTGCATGTTGACCTGCTCGGTGATACGCAGGTTCGACACGCTGGGCCGGCCTAGCTGGGGAATGCTGCTGCCGTTGCCCGCCGGCACATAGGTGCCGTTCAGCACGTAGTCCCAGAACTCCGGCCCTTCGGGCACGCAGGTGACTTTGGCGCCGCTCAGGTCGCGCTCGGGCTCCATGCTGACTACGCGCACCCGGTAGCCCGGCGTGGCCTTGAAGTCGTAGCACCACAGCGTGTCGTGCGCGGGGTTGTCCAGCGTGCCACCGGGAAACTCCAGATCCTCCGGCCAGCCTCCGGCCAGCACGATTTGGTCCGATGCCTGTTCCAGCGGCACCACGGCAAACACGCGGTAATCGCGCTCGCCCGGCACGCGCAAGCCCACCCATGCCTGCGCCATCGGCGGCACAGGCTCATCCAGCGTCAGCTGCACCAGGCCATCTGCCAGCACATCGGCAGCCACCAGCCGCCCGCCATAGCCCCACTGCGTCAGGTCGTGGCTGATCGACAGCACGCTCAGGCGGCGATAGTCCAGGTGCTCGATATCGGCCTGGTAGCCAATGGTCTTATACTGGTACAGGCTCTGCGCCAGGTGGTAGCGGGCCAGGATGGCGGCATGCGCCTCTGTCGTCACACCCACGCCCGTCACGCGCGCCGGGTTCAGCACCGTGGTCACCCCCGGGGCGGCTACGCGCAGGGTCTGCGTCTCAAAGTTGTTGGCCCGGTCCACAAACTGGTACTCGATGCCATCGGCCGTGTTGCTCAGCGCGTAATCCACGCTGAAACTGGCCTTCAACATGTTGGCCATGTTGACAACGCCACTGATAGGCTGGCCCGATGCCACAAACACCACCGTGGGGCGGCTGCCATCAACGTGCGCATACTGGCCCATGCCGGCCAGGGCCACTTCCTCACAGAATGCGCCGCAGCTGATGTTTTCCGTCACCCAGCAGTCATAGGTGTAGCCCTTTGCCGTGCAGTACAGCATGAAGGCCTTCAGGCCCTCGATGTCGATCATCTCGTCCGCGTAGCCAAAGCCAAACATCAGCCGGCCCTGGTCATCGCGCACGCCGCGCAGCGCTTGCAAGATGATGGCACCGGGGTTGCTCAGCCCCTCTCCCCGGGTCGTGGCCGTGATCCACTCCACGCCATTCCACACCGGCAGGGGCCGGGCGCGGTAGGTGGCGCGCAGCGTGTCCAGGCTGCCGGAAATCTGGCCCGTGGCCTTGATCTTGATGCCGATGCGGCCAAAGCGGCTGTAATCCACAGTGTCCGGCTGCACAGAGCGCAGCGCGGACCACTGCACTGTGCGCGTGGTCTTGCTGTCGTTGGCGCCTTCCCGTCGGCGCATGCGCACTTCGTACTGCCCACGGGGAACAGCCAGGCCGTAGCTCACGCGGCGCACATCGGCGGTGGCGTTGTGGTACTGGGCGCCAGTCAGCATGGGGATCCAGTCCGCAGCGCCCACAGCGCGGTATTCCGCATCCAGGGTCAGCACCGCATTCTTGAGCCCACTGTCACCCTGGCGGAACAGCTGGTACTCCCAATCCAGCCCCAGGCTGATGGTGTCCACGGAACTGGTGCGCGTCACCCAGGCGCCGGAATCCTCCAGCTCCCCGCCGGCCACCGTATCCACGTTGCTGTACAGGGGCACGTCCTGGCTCGGCATGCCCGAAAAGCCGTTGTAGAACACCTCCACGTCGTTGAAGCCCCCGATCGGGGTATCGCCAATCGCCAGATCCGCCACGCTGTGCACATTGATGCCACCCAGCAGGATGGTGCTCATGTACTGCTCATCGCCGGAATACCAGCCATAGGCCTTGCTTGCCAGGTCGGGCGTGACGCGCATCTCCCCCCACAGCACTGGAATGGACTCATAGGGGCGCGCACTGTTGCGCTGGCTGCTCAGGCTGTAGACCTGCCGCGCTGCGGCCGTATCCCCGGGCTTGGCCACCTTGGGGCCCAGCACCTTGTTGATCAGCAAGGAGCCGGCCACAAACGCACCCATGGCCGCAGCAAAGCCCACGGCGCCGGTCATGCCCATGAAGGCACCACCCGCAAAGCCGCCCATACCCATCGTGAAGTACGACAGCACGGCAATAGCCACCAGCTGCAGCGCCGACTTGCCCACGGTGGACCGGCATGCAATCAGTTGGCCGTGCTTGGGGAAGGTCTTGCCCCACATGCGCTGCGGCACCATGGCGCCGGAAATCATCACCGACCAGGCGCCCGAGCGGATGCCGGGCACATGCCGGTCCAGAAAGTCCGCCAGGCTTTCACCAGGGCGCAGATCCGCCGGCACGTTGCGCTGCCCCTCCAGCGTCAGTGCGTGCGGGGTGATCACCAGGCGGCCTGCGGCGTCCAGCACTTCAGCAGGTACACCACCCACAGCGGCCACAGCGGCGGTTTCAAGCGGGTTCATTTCCATCGGTAGTAGCCCTCGACCGTCAACCCCAGAGCCTTGAGGTCCTGCTGCCGGTGCAGCACGCTCCCGCCCAGCGCGTGCGAGGTATGCAGCACGCAAGGCGAGAAATTGAGAAAGAAGTAGGTGCCGATATGGCCTGCGCGGGTAGTACCCGCTTCGCGCATCAGCACGGCATCACCATTGCGGGGCTGCTGCACAGGCTCGGCCAGCAGCGCGGCGTAGGTGTGCACGGCATCGGCCTGCCCCTGGTCATCCAGCGGGCGGGGGCGCTTGCCCGGCAACTGGACCGCGCGGCCGAACAGCTCGCGCTGCAGCAGCATGGCCAGGTCTCCGCAGTCCATGCGGCGCGGGCAGTACGGGATGCCGATGAAGCGATCGATATCCATCAGAACACCCCCGGCAGCGTGAAGGGATCGGCAATCAGCTTGCAGGCGGCATGGCGGTTGCGCTCATCCACGCTGCAGGTGGCCTGCGCGCTCGCACCGCTGATGCTCACCACCGTCACCGGCAAATAGAACACATGCTCGTGCACATCGGGCGTGTCCCGGGCCACCACAATCAGCTTGGCCATGGTTTCGCTACCAGGCAGCAGGCGCTCCAGCTCATCACTGATGCCGCGGCCCACGTTGTCCATCTGCAGCTGCATGCGCGGCGCCTGGCCGGAAACATCCTCAGGCAAGGTAAAACCGAACGGAAGGCCGATGTAGGCCACGCCCTGGCTGACCCAGTCCACCACGTCATTGGCGATGAGCATGGGCCCGGAGAAACTGGGATTGGACACCACCAGCAGCTCCACATGCCCCACGGTGTTGGTGATGCGCTGATTGCGCGTGCGAAAGCCGGTCATCGCAGGTACTCCAGGGTCACGGAGCGCTTGCTTTGAGCGTACTCGGCAATGGTGGGCACCAGCTTGCCAATGGCACCGTCCTTGAAGCGGCCGGTACGCGTACC